ATCTTTTAATAAATTATAGAGTCCTTCAATAGTATTGACAACTCCAAATTTTGCGACATCAAAAATAAACTTTACAACTTTACCAATAATATCAACAATCGTCTTTACTTTCTCTCTATTTTCTGGATTTGATAACCACTTGAGAGCAGGGATAAGAATTGCTGCTTTAAATAATCCGCTAAGAAAATTAAATAATCCCTCAATAAAACTAGGAGTTTGAAATCCGTCCATAAGAGTCTTTTTGGACTCTTTTTTCTTTTTCTTTACTGTAGTATAGTTTGCTTCAAAACTAACTCTTTTTCTTTGAGCAGCATCCAACATTGCAAGTTGTGCCGCTTTTATACTACTAAGTACTTTTGCAAATGAGTTTAATGTAGATCCAAGATTATTTGTTGCCTCTACGTTTTTATTGATTGTTTTTGCTAAAACAACAGTGTCATTTGACCCAATAGCAGAACTAGAAGGTTCTTTTACCTGTACAAACTTATAGAAATTAATTTTAGTGCTTTTCTGTATAGTTGCCATTATCGCATTCTAGTCTGTAAAGATGTAGGAACTGCATTTACAATACCACCACCATTATTTATTGGTACTGCTTGAGGGATAGGAACGAGTTTCTCCATAATCATTGGTATAGGAATAAATTCCATAGTTTGCTGCATTGCATATTGAGCAGAGATACCACCTTCTTTCATTACTTCTTGACTCGTGCTTTGTACTGCACCAAGAACTGTAGGATCAACTCCCAATTCCGATCCAATCCGACTCAAGGCAGAGTTGTAGTCTCCTCCCATAGCACCTGTTACTGCTTCATAAATTCCACCCATACCAAACTGATTAGCAAGGTTGCCGACCATACCCATGGGGTTAAGACCACCACTCATAAAACTTCCTGCCATCTGTCCTAAAGCAGGGTTGATCATACTTAATCCAGTTGTAGCAGCACCCATGAAGTTGCCACTTAACAATGAACCACCAATCTGACCCAGTGGACTATTCATAAATCCACCAATAGCATTTCCAACACTACCCATCATCCCACTAAGTCCAGGAATCATCCCTGCAGCAGCACCAAGCATATTCATAGGGTTACCAGACATCAGTCCAGTAGCCATATTGATACCTGCCATGATAGGAGCAGCACCAGGAATAAATGACGCAGCAGTTTGAACAAGAGGATTACTTGCAATACCACTGACTGCTTTACTTATACCACCAAATGCTTTCTTAGCACCTTTAACAATACCACCCAAGAACATTTCCTGAGGTTGAACATGACCACCTCTTGAATACTGATCAACCATGTCAAGAGCTTCTTGACTGATTGTATCTTCATTAGCAACAACTTTATTTGCTTCTTGCGTATCTAAATTAAGTACGCCATCGTTTGGTTCTTGACCCTCAGTTTCATTAGTCTTACCCATGAACATATTGATCAATTCACCAATATTGGGTAACTTACTCAGAATATTATCAATACCAGTCTTCAATCCTCTTGCACCAACAGCATCAACTACTTTTTCTTCACCTTCTTGCAACTGAGGAAGAAAATCACGAACGAACATATATCCGTCCAGAAGCATTGATGCAACATTACCAGCACCTGCCGTAGCAATACCAGCAATATCTAAGATGCCTGAAGTACCCTCAATTAATGCACCAATAGAGTCACCGTTTGCTGCTCTATCATAAGCAAATGCAAGGTTGACAATACCACCAATGACAGGAAGAATTGCAGCAGCACGTTTGCCTAACTTACTTCCTGCTTGAGCAATATCTCCAAATCCACCAATACCCTTCTTCTTAAGAATTTCACCTGCCTTCTCCATTCCAGGCAGACCTTTAAGTTTGTCAAATAATGCTTGACCAATACCAGATGCCTTCTTAGCGATCGGATCGATAATGCCCTTGATAGGAGCCATTATCTTCTCAAGGAAGAAGTTCTTAGCACCATTTGACAAAGCATCAAATCCGCCCTTTAGGGCATTACCAGCAGCATTTGCCCACTTCTTACCTTTATTTGCAATTGCTTCACCTGCTTTAACAGTGTTATCCCAACCCGTTCTAGCTGCTGATGATAAGTTTTTATATTGTTGTCCTGCCCAGTCAGGTAATCCTTTTAGTCCTCTATGAAGTGCTCCAAGACCTCTCTTTGTTAGATCAATACCAGAATCAAGAGCACCACCAAATAAGTTTCCTAATCTTTGTAATGCACTTGGTTTTGGTGGAGGAATTGGTTTTAATTTAAGTCTCTTCCATGCCTGAAGTGCTTTTACAGGATTTCCACCAGCTTCTTTTAGAGCAAGGGCATACGCTCTTGCAGCATCATCTCCATATTGTGCAAGAATCTTCTTATATTGTTTGCCTGCTGCTTCACCAAACTGATCCGCAACAGTAGATGCCTTTACTCTACCTCTAGGACCATCTAAATCAGGGTCTGCACCACTAGGATTCGTTGGCGTAGGTTTTGGTTTTGGTTTTGGTTTTCCGTCTGGATCTGGTACTACATCTGCAACGTCTGCAATATCATCTGCAGCACCAAAAAGATCACTAACAAAATTTACTGCTGCAAGTGTTGCTCCAATACCACCAATTGCTAAAGCAATCTTTCCAAATGCATCTAAACGTTCTTCAAAGGTTGACTCTTTACCAAAAAGAAAGTCAAGACCAGTTCCAATGGCATTACCAATTGCCTTGCCAAATCCTACTAACTTATCAAAGACAAATTTTGCCTTTTCAAAAAATTCTTTTAATTTTACTTTATTATCTTCATCAGCCGCCCACTCAAGGACTGCTTTTGTTATAGCAAGTCCGCCAAGTTGTAATAAAAAATTACCAATAGGTGCTAAAAACTTTTCTATCCAACTAAGACTACCCTTAGCAATCCTTTTTAATTTTGATCCTGGTTTTTTCTTTACTTTGCCTAACGCAGGAGATTGTTCGACTGCTTGTTCAGTGGCAGCATCTGCTACTCTTCTTTCTCTACGTCGTTCTGCCTGTGCTCTTGCTCTATCGTCCTTTATCTGAGCAATAGCAATCTTTTCTAAATCTTCAAAAATATTTCCAATAGAAGAAATCGTACTTCCTAATCTATTGGTTGCCAATACTTGCGAACGAGCAGCAGTGACTGCGGGACTAACACTCGCTGCTGTCCCAGGATTTACAAATTTATAGACTTGTAATTTAGCCACTTGCTGCTTGCTGCTCCTTCATGCGACGTTCTTCTTCTTTGAGGAACTGGATTAACATGTTCACATAAATCTCTTTTTCCCAAGGCATCAGATTATCAATGTGTTCAATATTCCACTTATGATGATGCATTAAAGCAAAGTTGCCTTCATAATAAGAACGGAGATCGGTGTGAAGGAGAGCTACGCGAAAAAACTCGCTAGACCCTCAAGAACTACTTCACTCTCAACACCAGTATTGGGATTTGTTACCTTAATTGTATGAGACAATTTAGGCATTTTTTCAAAAAAGTCTTGAATTAACATGAACTGCTTACTGCTAAGCTGTTCAAAGAATTCAACAATTTCTTTTTTGGGAATATTAGAACAATCATATACCTGATTAGTGTCAGAAATTGTTTCTACACAACTTGCTGCCATATCAAATACTTGATCAACTTGATTTCCATCTTCGCCAAAGTTCATTTGAACAAATGTCTGAAGACTGGGATATCCCATAGTAACAGCAACTTCATCAGAAAGTTTAATATCTTTCTTATGTCCTCTAGTTTTTACAACTTTAATTTCATCAAGAGGAATAGAAACCTTAACTTCAGTTTCTCCATCATCGGGACAAGTGATAGAAACATCTACACTTTCACCAACAGATTTTGTACGAATCTGTAAGAATAAGTATTCAATATCAAATGTAGAGAGGTTATCGACATCTTTGACGTCTGTACACTCTTTAATAATATCTTTAATTGCAGTTACAATACCATCTTGTTCACCAGTTTCTGTTGCCAGAAGAAGAATCTTTTCTTCTTTAACAAGGAATGGTCTAAAATTTACCGTTCTGTTATCAGAAGGTAGTTTCAATTTGTACTTAGGTACATTTAACTTAGGCAATGCCATGAAATTTATATTTCAATTCAGTAATTTTATTTAGGTAGTTATTAAACAACCGTATTCCTATCTGTACTAGGATCTGTAAAGTTGTCACCATTCGCAGGAACAGTAATACCAGCAAGTGTACCTTCATCATCAAACTGGTCTGCAGTATAAAAACGATATCTCTCATAATAGAAACCAACGGATAATGACATCAGTTTAGCTTTGTCATTGTCCAATTGCACCGATCCGATATTATATGGATATAAATTCCGTAGTTCCCAAGCAGCAGTTAATTGATATTTTTTTGCATATAACTGGTTTGCTGTTCCACTCTCCCTTAATGCACGAATCATTGTAGGGTCACTGATTACAGCATCTCCACCACCTCTTTCCCACTTATAGACATACATTTGTGGACAAACATAGTCATCATAATATCTGGTGTATTGCTCACTGTCACTTGCCATCAAAGTGGTCCATCTCTCAAAGAAATTTCTTGAGTATTGAGATCGGGGCATTGTAAAATTAATGTTGATCTGACTGTATGCAGTATTTGTTGCATACTTGAATGGTGCTCCAACGTAAGGAGTCTGACCAGTAGTAATTTGTTTACTTGGTAAATTGACGCTGGTGGCATAATAATCCAACATCCAATCTAGATCAGTGGTTTCAACTTGCAGATTGCTACCTGCCATCCCTTCAGATCCCTGCCTCATCATGGGTGGCGTTGCAATTCTCACTGAAAAGAGATTTGTTGTACTAGGATTATTATCCCTTCCCTTTGTATTGGCAAGGAATTCCTGAAAAGAATTATATCTAGCTCCTTGGGGATTTGGAATTGCCATTAGACCTTAAGTTCCTTTTCTGTAATTAACATAAACTCCCAACCATTATCAACACAAAATTCAGTTGCTGCTTTCCACTTTGCTTGATTGACAGCATATGTCACAACTTCATTAATATATCGTTTAGTGTGTCTCTTTTGAGTCTTGGGTTCTTTAGTTTGTTTGTATGGTTTTACTTCGACCAAGTATTTCCTTTTTCCAATCTTGACATAGAAATCTGGAAAATATCTATGCCTTTTTCCATCAACAGGTGAAGTGTATGGAATAATTATCTCTTCACTCCCCCATTCAGATACCGTAGGGGTAATATCACACCATTTCATAAATTTATACTCCCATGAGGAGCGGTAAATCACGTTATTAGGGTCACCTTTATACTTCCTTGGAAAGGAAACACGGTACTTACCTTGATATCTCATAAATACATAGAGGTCACATAGTATTTAGGTGTTATTTTGACAGTATACCGTTACCCACTAAATCCACCTGTCACAGGTAGTACTGCAGTAGAAAATCCTACGCAGATGGTGGACTATGTGATGTTTCAAAGAAAAAGAATTAATTATGATGATAAAAATGGATCAAATTACTATGGACTAAATGTTCCTAATAATACGGTAGCAACTGAAAACAATAAGGCGCGTGTATACATCGCAATGCCGCAAGATCTTCAAACTGCTTATCAACCAACATATCGTAAAGTTGATATGGGCGTCATTGGAATGGGAATGGCAGAAGGTCTATCATCGTCAGATCTTGACGGTGTTGTTACTGCTTTACAAACTGCAGCAGGATCAGCAATTCCAGAACTTACAATGGGAGCACTATCACAAGCTGCCCAAGGTGCTGCTCAAATGCTAGGTTTAGCAGGTAATGCGGATGCAAATGCTTTACAGGCACTAACTAAAGGAAAAGTCTTTAATCCATATTCTGAACAATTATTCAGCAATATGCAGTTTAGAACTCACAGTTTCTCTTTTAAAATGTTCGCTCGTAGCGAAAGAGAATCACAAGAAATCAATAATATTATTAAATATCTGAAACAGGGTTCTCTACCCATATATGGCGATTCTGATACTGGAAAGGCAGCTCGCTTTTTTGAAGTTCCTGATAAATTTGACATTAAGTTTGTTCGTTTAGATCCTAGTTCAGGTACATTAAGTGATAGCGAGGATCTTCATTATAAAATTCACACATCTGTATGTACAGGTGTTAGTGTAAACTATACTCCAGATGGTCAATATAATGCTATCAAGAATAATAATCTTGGTACAGGAGATGATAAACCATTACAAGTTCCTGTAGTTTCAGTCAACTGCAGATTTACAGAAACTCAACTTGTAACTCAGCAACAAATTAAAGAAGGATACTAAAAATGGCAGGATATTTTTCTTATTTTCCAAATGTTTATGTTGGAGAAGGTGTTTCAGATGATGAAAACTTTAAGTATCGTCTGGTAAAAAATATTTTTAGAAGAGTCAAAGCAAGACCCGATTTAAGTGAATATTCTACATTATTTGAAGCATATTCAATTGGACCAGGTGAGACTCCTCCAGTTCTTGCTGAAAAATTGTTTGATGATCCGTTTGTAGATTGGGCAATCTTACTAATTAACGATATCATTGATGTATATGAACAGTGGCCAAAAAGTAGAGATCAATTAGAACGATACGTATCTGAAAAATATACTGCTGATAAAGTAGATGCAACTCATCATTGGGAAACAAACGAAATCTTATATAATGATATTGTCTTCATAAAGGAAGGTATTGAAGTTAATGAAAATTGGAGAACTGTATTGCCCGATGGAACAACTAAAACTAAAGATGAATCAATCTATGAAGTAACTAACTGGGAACATGAATATTTCAAAAATGAAGAAAAAAGGCAAATTTTAATTCCAATTGGCAATATGCTACAAATTATGATTGAAGAATTTGAAGAGTTAGTTGCATATGAACCTCATATTGAATTGGATAAATCAAACAACAAACAAACCAAATTAAATATTGCATCTAGATTCTTGAACAACACTGGTTCTGTTTCCTTTGCAAGTTTGATTGAATCTCAATTCAATAGTTCTGCAGCAGACATTACTTTCAATGATGGACCCTCTGCTAGTGCTGGAGTATCGAGTGACCCCGCTCCAACAACCACCACAACAACCACCAGCACGGCAGCAGCAACAACTACAAGCACTACAACACCTACACCAACACCCACTCCAAGTCCTACACCTACTCCAAGTCCTACACCTACTCCGAGTCCTTCTCCAAGCGGAGGTGGGTATGGAGGATATTGATCCCAGCGACTTTTATAATTTAGACATAACAAAAGACGGACTTGCATTAATATACAGGTCCGTCTGTTTTCATTTGGATAAATGGCCTGGAGGGCATCCAGACGAGCAAGTTGCACTACAGCAACTAAAAGATAACTTGTTTCGTATTATTCTTGAAAAAACCTTAGAGGCGTAATTTTTGGCGGGGAATTTTTTTCGACTTTTTGGGAATCAAAAGTTGAATTTCGTTTCAACCCCCATCAACTTGACACCCTACCATCGCACCACTGACAACACCTAGAGGAATTGACCAAATCCAATTGTCTTTGGTAGCTAATACTCCTCCTGCGCTACCACCAGCAATGCCACCGAGGATAGAACCCTCAATGCAGGAGTTGTCATCAACGTCTTTATGCTTGATGTCTTT